TGCTGCTGACTGTCTTACTGCACAGTTCACTTCACACGCGCTACGGGCAAGTCCTGCCCTGAACAATGTACCGTCATTGGGAAAGCCTGAGCATATCCCTGTTGATACACTTGCTCATTCTAACACAAAACTACTTTGCAGTTCGTGCCTTATATCCTCGCCGTAAACGAGGAGGTTTTACGGCACGGTCTGATAAAAAAGCCGGATTACTCCGGCTTTCTTTTATTTATTTCAATCCACGCAGAATTTATCTGCGACAAACAAATGATGCCGCATTCCGCAGCATACTGTCAATACCCCCATGACGGCCATACAGCGTCCGTGTTGACATAAACCATCCTTTTTTCGTGGGTATCATATGCTGCAAGCACTCCATGTCCTCTTACAATCACTTCATCTTCGTCTTCGCCGTACTCTTTAAATTCACCGGCAATCGCGAATCTGTAACGACCACAATATACTGTGTTTGTGTAAAAATCAGTCGAGCAACTCAGGCCGCCCAAAGATTCTTCTGTTTTGATGTTATCATCCCATCGCGTCGAATTTTCAAAATCTTCTCCACACTTAGGACAAAAGTCGTCGGTTCTCCAATAAAAACGGTTATCGTTTTTCAGCTTTTCCACGATTCCAGGGATTTTTTCTTCAATTGCTTTGATAATTGTTTCTTCCATTTTTACCACCCGTAACAACAATCGCCTAACACATGAATAATTATATGTCCAATGGACATATCAAGTCAATCGTTTTTTCCTGTCTTGAGTAAAAACAACTCAAAGAATGCAGGATGCATAGACCGTTCGCCGCTTTCGTACCGCTGCCATGCACGCAATTTAACGTGTATTATTTCCGCTGCTTGTTGTTGTGTCATGCCAGATGATATTCTGGCGTCCTTAACTTCTTCGGGTGTTGGAGCGTCCATTTACTATCCTTGTGTCAAATTTGTGTCACGTTGTTACGCACTGAACTTCGGTTTGTTCTGATCGTAGCTAGATCGTAGCTACGCACCAATTATGTTACATAACGTAGTTTAATGTTAGACTGTATATATAATCAGTATTGCGCGCACAAGACGTTGATTTATAACAATTTTATTTTTTATACCAAGTTCTTCTAAGCCGTAGGTCAGTGGTTCGAATCCACTAGGGCAGGCCATTAAAATCAATTACTTATCATCATTCCCGACTTTCTTTGCGTCTTCATGGCGAAACACCTGTTTCGCCATAACCGGTTTTACCGTCTTGCCTTTTTGTTGTCGTATGTAGATTTCCGTCGTTCTGGTGTTGGTGTGCCCCAGCAGGTTGGATGCTTCGACGATGCCGTAAATGTCCCGTATATCTGTTGCCGCTTTTGCACGTAAGTCGCGGAATTGGAAACGCTGAAACGGTATCCCCAGTTCGTCTGCCTCCTTTTGCGCAGCGTCTCTTGCCTTGTTGAAGTGGTAACGGAAATATCCGTCGTTGTTCAGCATGTGTCCAGATGGATCCGCCAATATCAGCATACTGACCACGCCACGCTTTTTGATCCGGTCCAGAACATTGACCAGTTCTCCAGTTATTTCTATTCTCAGCTTTTCTCCGGTCTTGTTTTGGGTAATTTCCAGATATCCGTTTTTGACGTTATCCCAGCGCAATTTTTTGACATCTGCCGGTCTTTGACCCGTCAGATAGGCAATATCCAGGGCGTCACGTAAAACATCTTTCGAGTGTTTATAAACGAGTGCCAGTTCCTCATCGGATACATATATTTTCCGTTTTTCATCCACTTTCATTTGACGCGTTAATCCGGTAATGGGGTTGACTACGTTCATCATTCCTCTTGCAATAGCCCAGTTGAACAACACAGAAAGAAATTTGATTTCTTTTTTTGCGCTGGCCTTGGATGATCGGCGATAGTAATACGGCATAATATGTGCTGGTCGGATATCATCAATATCCATTGGACCATACACTGGAGCAAGAAATCGCCAATATGTTTTCCTGTCTTTAATGGTTCGATCCGACAGTCCGGATTCTTTTCTGTTTTCAGCCCAAACCATATATTTCTCGAAGACAGCCTGAAAAGAGTTTTCTGTCACGACGGGGTGATGTTCTTGTCCTTCCAGTTCTGCCCATCTTATTTTCGCTTTGGGAAGGTCGCTGCCCAAAGCGATAGTTTTGCGTTTCCCGTTTTTGTCGCGAGGGAGTTCTTGACATCCTCCCCCGCCTAAAGTCGGGGGAGGATGTCAATTTATTGAGTGATGCCATTTTCCGCTTCCTTTTCCAGTCTTTTCGCAAAGTCCAATGCGCTATCGAAAACGATTCCTAAAATTTTCAGCTTCACCGCGTCGATCTTACCTGCCAGAGCGCAGGACAAAACGCATACCGAGACTTGCACAGCCGCCGCGTCCTTTTCCTTGTCGTCGAGTTCATATTTATCGCAAATTTCGCGGGACACTCTTTCCGATAGGTCCTTTACAAAATCGGCTTTCGCTTTTTCTTTTTTCGTCATCATAAATCCCCCATCCTTGTATTCCATTTTTTAATTATTTCCTCTTTATTCCCGCCTGAAAAACCGACATCACATCCGGTGCAATAAGCGTTATAGAGACATTTCGTTATCCGATAAAAGCGTGCTTTTTCTCCGCAAAACGGGCACGGTTTCAATTCAGGCGTTGTCATGATCCTCCCCTACAATAGACATTTGAGTAAGCGTTTTCGCGGCTCGATGGACTATGCCAAGCTGTTCTTTCAAGTGTTTAATTTCAGCGGCCATCTGTGTGATAACCCGTTTACACATTGATTTGTCCATGTGTTCACCAGTGATAGGGTGCGCTATATAAATTTTTTCGGGCGTTTCAGTCATTAACTTCGCTCCCCAAAACGTCTTTAAAATGATGCGCGTTAAGTAAGGAGAGCATGTAAGATTCCGCTCCCGGGGACGCATTACGCAATACTCTGTATCCGTCATGAGCCTCCGCGACAAGGCAAAAATATTTAATGTCCTTTCCGAAAATTTCGGATATTGCCTTTTGTACCTGTTCAATCGTTTCATTATTTTTCATTTTTTATACCCTTTCCGTTTCGTCAAATCGTTCCAATGACCGCATTTTTCGCACAGATACCCAGTTAACTTAAACTCACAATCGGAAAATATTGAGCCTTTCTTTGCAGGGGGCAACGGCGGCATTTCCGCTCCGCATTTTTTGCAGCTTGTATCCATTTTTTGTGTTTTTGTTTTCATACAGCCTCCGCAAATAATGAGAGTTGCACATGTTCGCGTTCCAGAGCTTCGGCACATGCAGGGTTAATCCAGAGACATTCTGTTTTTATGCCTGTCCCCCTACTCATCGATACTCGCGCCTCTGTCGTATGCTTTTGCCAGCCTTGCAATTTGTCGTTATAAATATCCGATTCGTACCCGGACAACACGACATAACCTTTTAATCCGTTGAGCGTGTCGAGTAATTCAACGTGTTCATCGTCACTCATTTCGTGTTGATAAATGCCTTCTCGATCAGCGCCTTTAAAACGGGTCCGAAACATATAAGGCGGGTCAACGTAATGCAGGGTTTCGGGAGTATCGTGCTTCAATATCACTTCAACTGCCGGGCGATTTTCGATCAGCACACCCCCGAACCTCTCGCCGATGATATCCAAACGATTTGGATAATCGGACCATGTTTTCATGGCAAGCGAAAACATCTTTTTTGTATATATCCGGAATCCGGTGCTTTTTTTGGTTGCGCCAGCACTGCCGAATCCCATCCACGCCTTAATCGCAAGGCAACGCGCTTGTTCAATGGGGTCATCCCCACTATCAAGTTTTGCAGCCTCAAATTCCGCCCGTGCATAGGGAGTGCGTTCCAAGGCACTGATCAGTTGTTGGCGCGTTTCTGGATCCCGGATAACCCGGAAAAAGTTGACAACCTGACCGTCAAGATCGTTGTACACTTCGGCATAGCTTCTTGGTTTTTGTAACAATACGCCAGCGGCACCTCCGAAGGATTCGACGTAACATTCGTGTTTCGGAAAAAAATCAATAATCCATGGTGCAAGACGGTATTTGCCGCCGTGATAACGGAGTGCAGGGGATATCATTTGATCACCTCGAAACCAATCACCCAGACCCAAGGCTCTGCGTCCCAAGATTTCGGGCCGGATGGATAAATTGAGCGCCATATTCGCTCAAAATCACAACGCGCAACGCCGGGAGAGAGCATTGCTTCGCACTCATCCCAATCAGTCGCAATTGGATATTTGCTTTCGCACGGTTCAACGATTTCGACACTCTTATAAATACCCTCCTTGACCGCATCCTCGTCGCTGATATCGAGTAACGGTTCCGCTCTGATCGCTTTGACTTCGAGTGTCAGACGGCTAGCCCATCTTGGCATGTGTATTGACGGCCTCCAGCCTTGTCTAAGGTTATCGTCAAGGTCAAAATATTCCGGCGCAGCTACACCGTCTGCCTTGTAATAGCAATGCGCTACGTTCTCATACTTTTTCAAGTTATAAATCCAGTCTGGATCAGCCTCAGTTTCATCTTCATCAAGTAATGGGCCCTGCCATGTTTCCCGCACCCACAGACGGTCTCCGACTTCGTAAGGTTTTCGGGAACTCTCAGACATGCCGGATACATAGCCGTTTGCGTGGTCTGTCGCAAAACAGTATTTGTCTTTTGCAACATGATAGATTTTTTGTTTCGGCTGCGGGAAAACCGGAATAGGCCGTCTTGTCTGGGTTTTCATGCCATCCAAAATGGCGCGCACCATTTTTGTCGAAAACAGGATTGGATGTTCTTTCATTCTTCTTCCTTCCCTATTGCCGCAGCTGCTCTGACGATGGCCCGCCGTGTTGCCGCGGTATCGTTGCCTTCGTATTTTTCCTGATACTCATGCCAAAATGGCCCATACGTTCTGACTGCCACAAACATCTGCTGGTTGCACGGATTACAACAGTGTTCAATTTTCAAACGCAGCTTTACGGCCAAATGGAATGCGTCGCCATCATCCTCGAGCGGATTCCAGAGCATTCTGCCCTTTGCCCCCGAAATACATAGCCCTATCACAGGAGGGTTCAGCTCCATCCGCTCGGCGTTCCACCTATGAGATGTGTCATATCCCGCTGCCTTTGCAGCCCACTCCAGCAAGTTTCTGTCTTTCACTGCATTGTTCAGGTTGTTCACCATTTTCAAAATTCCTTTCCGGCTGCAAGCTCAAAATTCGCTTTGATATAAGCGCTCAACTCCTCTGCAAACACTTTTCCGTCTTCTTCTGCGTCAAAATCCGCAACCCAGTCAAAAATCGTGCAGGCATTACCTTTTTCTTTTGTACCGACATAAATGCCCCAAAACTCAGCCTCTTCGCGAGAGCAATGTTCGGTAAATCCATGTTCTTCGCCCGGATTCTTCATTTCGCGGAAAGGAGAACAACAAACCTCTCCGGTAAACCGTTCTCCGGGTTCCATATTCCGGATGACATGAGCCAGTTCCCTGCTGTAATCGTTCATTTCGTGTGTCTTTGAGATAGTCCGTGTCTGGCTGGCGGTTTCCCGCTCCAAGGTCACTTTGCCTTGGTATAAACCGACTGCATCAATCGGCTTGTATCAAGGCCCGGCTTTTGTCCAGAGCCGGGGAACTGGAGGAAAGAAGCAATCATGAGTACGCGGTTGTTTTTTCCCGGTCAAAAGTCTTGAAAAAACCGGAAACAGCGCCCACAACCGCTGGGGCTATTCGCATTCTTCTTCCGTTAATGGTTCGTCCTGCGGTTGATCCATCAGCCAGTCTTTCAGCTTCATTTGATGACCACCCTTTCGGTCTGTTCCAGCTGACAGCCTGGGATGCTTTTCCCGTCCTTCAAGTCCTTCAGGAGTCGCCTTTTATCCAATCTTGCTGGCTCGGGTTCCGGAATTTTCCAGTACACTTCCGGTACCAGCCCATCGTCGATGATCTGCACGGCATGCGGGTTCTTCTTAATCACAATATCGAACTCCAGTCCCTCGACTTTCCGCACTCCAGCGATGGTCATGCACGTCTGTAAGTACTCAAGCAAGCTTTTGCGCTTGTTCTCAAAATGCACTTTTCGCTGACACATTTCGTCGCAAGCGTTTTCCAGAGCGATGATCTTTCCCTCAAACTCTTTCACGATATAGCCTGTGGCAAGACATTTCTTTTCGAAATCGAAGCTTTCCGCCTCGATGGTATCGGCGATTGTCTGCGGGTCTTGCCCTGAGTTTTCGAGTTTGTCCTTGAGTGCCGCCACTTCGGCAGACAGGTTGTACAAGTTGCTCATGCGTTTTCTCCCACGTATCTGTTGACAGATTCATAAACCTTTCGGGAAACCTCTTCCAGCTGACGATCATGCAGGGCGAGAATCGCCGGCATTTTCATAATGAGTTCACCGTTTAACGCCCACGAACCGGTCTTTTTCCCGCGTTCAATAGCCTGTTTCAGGTTTGTCAGCACACAGGCGAAGTCCTCATTGTTTTCGCCCATGTAATTCCGCGGATATCCCTTATTAGCGAGGATCAGGGCAATGTTGCAGACAAATACCAAATTCATCATGGCATCACGATTGGCCGTCCGTTTGAGCCAGTCCAGAGACAACCAATGGAAGAGAGACAATACCTGCTTCTCGTCTTCGCTCATTTTCCCGTTCCAGCCCTGAATAATCTTCATTTTCGCCCGCAGGGCTTGTTTGTCGTTTCTCCTGACCTTGATTTGCGTTCGCATAATTCACCCTTCAAAACACCCTTCAAAAAGGAATATCGTCAGAACCGTCTTTACCTGCCTGATACGTATTTCGCTTTGTTTGCTGACCGTCATGCTTTTGGCCAAGCATCTGCATCTGATCGGCGATGATTTCAGTCTGGTAACGCTCTATGCCATTTTTGTCTGTGTACTTCCGTGTTTTCAGCCGTCCTTCCACATAAACCTGCGCCCCTTTTTTCAGATACTGTCCGGCGATTTCAGCCAGTTTGCCGAAAAAGGAAATCCGGTGCCATTCGGTCGCTTCCTTCTGCTCGCCAGTAGCCTTGTCACGCCAGCGATCAGTCGTGGCTACCGCAATACTGGTAACCTGTTCGCCGCTCGGCAGATATCGGTTTTCCGGATCACGGCCGCAGAATCCGATAATGATGACTTTGTTTATGCTCATTGCTTTTTCTCCAGTATCGCTTTCAGGCGGTCATATTCTTTCTTGATCTCGTCCTTGTCCTTGCCTGTGGCTTTCTTCCACGCAGACCCGAAAATCGCTTTCAGCTCATCCAGTGTCGATGCATCACCCATCGCTGTGAACACATCCGTCCAGTCATCCGGGTCTTCCAGATCGTCAAAATCAGACTTCGGCTGAATGGGCTCCTGTACCGTTGCGTCAGGGTCATTGTCTCCCTCTGTCGGTATGGCGAATGTTTGGAAACAGGCGTATTTATATGCGGCGCTCATCGCTTTATTGGTCGCCTTGTCCCCACTGTCCATCGCTTCGCCAAACGTCCGCGCCGTATGCTTTGACCCGTCGTCTGCCGATACAAAGTCAAACTCCGCCTCAACCGTCACGTAAAACAGTGCGGCTCCCTTCGTGCTTTTTCGCTCGACACAATCCCGCGATACCATGCGAGGGATAATGCACAGGTGATGTTCTGCCAACAGGGGGGAAATCACGTTATACACATCATCAATACCCCGAAAGGCATACATCGGCTTGTTGTTCCAGTCCTTCGCCTCGCGGTTTTTTGTGATACCAATCTTTGACAAGGCCGCTTGTACCGCATTGATCGCGGCATAGACGTTTTTCGTGTCGCTCATGCTATCTCCTTGACCATTTCGCGGGCTGCCTCAATGTTTTCCGGTTGTAACCAGTAAGCCCCGTCACGGTACGAATGCGCCGGATTGTCATCCCTGTCATATTCGGGCGAAAGGATGTAAGTGTCACCAAGATAGTTTTTAGCTTGTGTCAATGTCATGCTATTGCTCCTCTGATGATTTCCGCGGCAATCCAGAACAGGCCGATATACAATGCCCATCCAATACCGGTAAAAAGCTCAAGCATCCTTTTCATCATCATCCCCAAATCAAACCTTTAAAAATCCGGTTTTTTTATCTGGATCCGGAAACCAGACCGACCGACGCGCATCAGCCGGTGTTAATCGTTGTAGCAATAAAAGTCCTGATTGCTTTTCTCAAGCTCATTCCTGACGTTTTCAATAGCCTGCATTTCGGCCCGGATTTCCCAGTAATCGCGAGAGATACAGCGGATGGCGTCACCCATTGCAGAAAAATCAGCCGTAGCGATGGCACCCAGAAGGTCTTTACGTTCCATCGACAGGTTCATTTCCCTGGCAAGATCGACATTCCACAGAATTTCTGAAACGGCAAAACTGATGTTGTCTGCGTCCCGGTCATCAAATTTCAGAGTGCCGAGCAGGTAAAACTTTTCTTCCTCGACCATTTCGTCGAACGAATCGTCATAACGTGGGTCGTTCGGATGCCCCAGATAAGGGCCCCATGTTTCAGAATTGCCGTAGCGATCCTGCTGTCTTTCGTATGCGGCCAGACCAGCCATCACTGGACAAAAATCTCTTGTTGTGTGTGCCATTTTTTACTCCGTCATTGTTTAGCTGATGATGTAATTATAATTACACAAAACGAAAAACGCAAGTACAATTTACAAAAAATGTAATCAAATTTACCCAACGCGCCGTAAAACCTCTCCCTTAAGGGGGAGGATATAAGGCGCGCCGTAACTGGAATTTCTGTCTTTAGTTGCTTGTTCCACCTCAGTATACCAGTCAGACATGCAGCCATTGCGGCTGTGTGGACAAGAGTAACAGAGTATCCCAGGCAAAATTCAAGTGTACCGCCTGCGGATTTGAATGTAACGCCGGTCACAACGCGGCGTTGAACATTCTGGCGGCCGGGCAGGCCGTGACAGCCTGTGGAGCGGGAAGGGCTCAAGCGCCCGCGTCGAAGCAGGAACCCGCCTGTGGCGCGGCTCGTTAGAGCCGCTACCGATAGGAATCCCCCGACTTTAGGCGGGGGAGGATGTCAAATATTTTTAAGTAAATGAGCTTTATTTTTAAAGTAACTTAAATTACAATATTCTCATGAATGAGATCGCATCAAAAATTATTGATTCCAATGGCGGAACAACCGCTGTTGCCAAAGCATGCGGATTGAAGCCGCAGGCTGTGTCCAGATGGCGTCAATTTGGGATACCGAAAGCATGGATGAAATTTATTGAGGCTGGTGGACTGAAAAAACAACTTGCGGAAAAAGAAGCCCGTGAACGGACAGAGATGGAGGGGAAATGACAGAAAAGCTGACGGAATATCAGAACAAATTGCTCTCCGAGACATTGTGCAAGATGGTTTTGGACGGGGCAACGCCGGACAAGATTAAAGAGGCCACGCGTTTGCTGACGAAACAGATGGTGCAACTGAATGCATCGTCATTTTCCGAGAATCTCTGTTCTGCAACTGTGGCAATAGAGGACGGTGAAGCTGCTGCCGGGAATCCCCCTGAATTGCCGCTGCAAAACGGTCTTGATCCCCTTGTCGAAGCAGCTCTGGCAAACATAGTGGAAGGGCTCCGTCATGACTGGCGTTCCCGAATGGCTTTCTACTGGGGAGACATTACGCGCATATGCAAAGTTGCCGCTACCAGGGACAGTCTCGACCAAAGAATATTTTTCCTTCTCCGAGATGGATTCGCGCAGTTTTCTCAGTTCCTCTGTTTTTTCGAGTACTTCTTTTTGCAAGGAAAGTATCGCGACTTGAGCGTCGATGAGTTGGTCGCCGAGTTGGAGAAAGGTCGCAATCGGTACCTCGGAGAGGCCGGAAGAGCGTATCGATTTAATTATTCCGATGGCGCTGTTGATTCCGGACAAGACACTGGCTCCGGTTGTGACCGCTGTAGCGACAGTAACAGGATCCATTTTTAGGGACTCCTTTCGTGAAAGTTTGTTATTTGGCAACACAAGCATAACACGTCAGGAGTTCCAACCAAATCACAGGTAATGACATGACTGGAAACGACAAAAAATGAAAAACATTATCAGTTTTATTGGACGGGTTTTTCTTTATTACGCAATAGGGGGTTGCGTGCCGAGCCTTCGAAAAATTGTTTTATCTGGCGACCCAGTGATTCTAATTGGCTGTCGTTCACTCGCAGGGAAAAACAGAATAGAGGCGTGTAGATCAGTATTTCTGGCTCCCCCGTATCAGGATTTAACACGACCAGTGGATCATCAATAGATTCGAAAGAGACTGCTGGGAAGGTTATTTCTTCAGTTTTCATGGGGGTTCCTTTCTGGAAAAAGTTTTTGGCAAAAGCATTTTAACAGTTGGGAATCCCCGACAAACACAATAAGAGTTTAGGAGATTCAGATGTTGGCACCAAGCGAAGGCGAGCGTCTTAAAGGATCCGGAACGCAAGCCGTACTAAGAAATAACCGCGAGTTTTATGAAAACGCTCTGCACGAATTGCGCCAGTATCTGATTCTGCTATCGGTCAACAAGGTGGATGTGTTCACGTTCGAGAACTTCCGTCAGCACTACCTACGAAAAGGACTTGAACCACCCTCCCATCACAACGCATGGGGCGCATTAGCCAGCAAAGCGGCAAAAGAGGGCGTAATCCAATGGACGGGGGAATACATCCTGGCCACATCAGCCAGAACACACGGACATCCGGTCAAGATATGGAAGCGTGCAAATGGCTGACATCTATCTCATCAAAACCCCGACTGGTGCGCTTGTTCCGGCCGATTCGCAGAGCGCTGAATATCTGCTTAAACAGAAGGTCGGTCAAGGCTTCAAGGCATCCATCACACGGGCAAGAAACATCCGGTTCCACCGCAAGTTCTTCGCTCTGCTGAACTACGCGTTTGATTGCTGGCAGCCGGAAGAAAAGCTCTACAAGGGCAAACCTGTCGCCAAGAATTTCAATCAATTCAGGGCGGACATTACGATTCTGGCAGGCTATTACGAGACAGCTATCAGGATGGATGGGGCAGTCCGCGTTACGCCGAAGAGTATAGCGTTTCACCAGATGGACGAGGACGAATTTTCCGCGCTGTATTCAGCCGTCATCGACGTGCTGTTACAGCGCATTTTTATCGACCAGACCCGCGAAGACATTGAAAACGTGGTCAACAACATACTGGCATACACATGATGTACCGCAACCGGAAACTGCTTGATTTGGCAAAGTTCGCGCCCTTTTGCTTCGCGTGTGGTCGTGTCAATGATGGAACCGTTGTAGCCGCTCACAGCAATCAACTGCGGGACGGTAAAGGCAAAGGAATCAAGGCGCATGATTTCCGAGTGGCTTATCTGTGCCATGAGTGCCACATGGAAATCGACCAGGGAAGCAGGTTAAGCAAATCTGAGCGGGTTGAGATGTGGGAAGAGGCCCACCGGAAGACGGTGGAATGGTGGTTTTTATCGGGAATGGTTGGGGTAAAGAAATGAGCGTAAAACTGATGACAGCGGCATTCGGAACCGAATTGCCGACAACGCAGAAGTTTGTTTTTGTCGCACTATGTGATAACGCCAGCGATGAGGGCGATTGCTACCCGTCCATATCGACCCTATGCAAAAAAACAAGTCTGTCGGAACGCGCAGTACAGGGGGCGATCAAGCGTCTTGTCGAAATGGGATACATGATCGCGACAATGCGCAAGGGACAAAGCACGATATACCGGATTTCACCTGTTTCAGAATGGCCGGAGTTATCAACAACCCCCGCACCAGATGCACCCCCGCAGGAGATGCGCCCCGCACCAGATGCACCCCACCCCCGCACCACGTGCACCCCCCCCCCGCAGGAGATGCGGGGGACCCCCGCACCACGTGCACCCATAACCATCAATGAACCATCAATAGAACCATCAGGGAACCGTCAAAAGGCGCAAGCGCCATTTTCGACCGACCTGCTGATCCGGGAAGGAGTGCCTGATGACGTTGCCAGAGACTTTGCCGAATTGCGAAAGCGATTGAAAGCACCGATATCGGAGACAGCGATCAAAGGATTGATCCGGGAAGCGCAAAAAGCCGGAATGACACTGACGGAGGTGCTGGAAACCGTTTGCGCTAACGGCTGGCGCGGATTCAAGGCGGATTGGGTAGCGAAAGGTAGCGGAAGAAAAACGGAAACGATTGCCGAACGCAATGCCCGGATCGAAAGAGAGATTTTCGGGCAATCGCTGGATGATGAGGCAAGGACCATCGACATGGAGAAAATCGCATGAATGACGTAACTCGCAAAGAGCTTTACCAGCTGTTGAAACTTGCTTATGCAGGCTACGGGAAAGGTGCTCCCGATCCGGAAACATTCAACGCATTCGTGCATTTCCTCCGGCCATTCCCGTTGACAAGCATCAAGGTGGCACTGAAGGAACACTGCGACCGGTCGGAATTCGTACCGACTGCCGTAGCGCTGGCCAGACGATGCAAAGAAATGGATGGAAGACCGACAGCAGATGAAGCTTGGGCAATCGCACTGAAAAGCGCAAATGAGTCCGAAACAGTAGTCTGGACAAGCGAAATTGCACAAGCGATGTTCGCCTGCAAATCAATTCTGGATACCGGAGACCACATCGGCGCTCGCATGTCATTCAAGGATACATACAACCGGCTTGTCGATGACGCCGGAGCACAGCTGATACCGGTGAAATGGGAAGTGTCGCTGGGGACGGATGCCCAGCGTCGGGAAATTGCCATCCATAACGCGCAACGAGCTGGGCAAATAGCCTGCGACAGCACGCTTTATCCTGCCTTACCGGGTGAGCCGTCCGAAGAAGCCAGACTCAGGATTGCCAAAAAAACAAAAGAACTGTTGGAAAACCTTAAGTCCGGCAGCCTGATGCGATACAGCCGGTCGAAAGAAATCGAGCGAGACCGAGTTGAGACGGCCAGACGTAAAGCGGAAATCGCAAAGGCGGTTGATGAATACCGGAGGGAATCATGAAACCATCAATCCTTGCGCTTGGCCGAGTGAAACGGCAGCACCTCAATATCCTGGCCTTTTTATATAAAAGACCATGCTGGGATTATTCCGTAAAGCAGATCGCGGAAGAAATCGAAAACAACACGAAAAACGTTTCTGCCGCCTTGCGCCATATGTGTCAGCTCGGGATAGTGAAAAGGGCACCAGGGATATACCCATACCGCTACACGATTGCAGACGACGAGCGGATACCGGCATTGCTGGCGAAACTTGACAAAAAACCGGACAAAAAGCCGCTTTCCCCGTTTTGGCAAGGGATGGCGATATGGGATAGCGCTGTTAAAGCATGTGTTGAGATCAAACAGAAGGACACATTTGAAAAAAAACAGAGATGCACGATGAAAGGATAAAACATGGGAACCGAGAAAACAGCGTTATTAAATGCTCTGGAGGAGTATGAACGGGCAAAGAAAAAATACGGGGTAACGTCTGCTCAGGCGGTGAAGTGGATGGGAACGATGCTGGCACTTGTACCGGATGAGCTGAAAGAAAAAATCGTTGACGCCGGTATTCGGCGAGGAGTGCTACCCAAACCGGATGGTTATCTGGCAGACGGAACACCGGTATATAGCTTCAGATTGATTGAAGATTTCTTCGGGATGTCCCGGGATGAGATCGACCGTCGGATACAGATATTTAACGAGGCGAGACAGTCCGTCGGCAAGGACGCATTACCGTTTTATGACGATTCCGTCGCGCATAAAGTGCAGTAGGGGGAAATATGACCTGTGTCCGATTTTCCGTTCCCGGCGCCCCAGTCGCAAAAGCCCGTCCGCGTTTCACGCAAAACGGACACGCTTACACGCCCGATAAAACGCGCTCATACGAAGCGATCGTCAAGCTGTGTGCCATGAAAGCCATGAAGGGTAAAAAGCTGCTCACGGGCGCGATTTCGCTTTCCGTGACGGCATTTTTCCCGATACCGAAATATTTCACGAAGGCGATACGAGAGAAAGCCCTGTCAGGGGAATTGTGGCATCAGAAAAAGCCGGACTGGGACAACGTCGGTAAGATTGTATCTGACGCCCTGAATGGTGTGGTTTTCTCTGATGATGCGAAGGTATCGCGAGCAATCGTCGAGAAGCGATATTCCGAATTTCCACGAGTTGAGGTATCTGTCGGATCCGGCGGAGAATGACATTGTTTGAAAACACCGAACAGGCTTTGATTTTCGCCTACAACTACACAGGTCAAAACTGCATCACGGGACGTCTGTCGCTGGAGCCATTTCCAACTACCGGAAAAGGACTGGGCGGGCTGAATGGCGCGGCACAAGCAGGCATGATAAGGCGAGAAGTCAGTTCCGCCGGAAAACTGATCGAAAGCCTGATAACGGCGAAATACGCGCCGATGTGGTTGCCTTGCAGCTGCGGTCATGCTTGCTGCTCTGGCAAGATCGAAAACAAGGAATGGGCGGAAGCGATCCCGTACATCGTGCTGGACGTGTGCAAAAACGCATTGCACGGCGCAGATCGGGGGACGGTGGTCTGGTGTGTCAAAGCTTATTACAGTGGTATCCGACAGTCGGCAACGCTTATCGCAAGTTATGCGGGCGTTCACGTGTCAACAATCACGCGACAGATGAAAGACATCAAATCGTATTTGCGCGGCACAAGAGGGAAAGAGGGGATGGATGCGCTTGCTTATCGGACTGTAGATAGAATTTTGACGGATAAGGGGGTTGTTCAATAATGAAAAATACAGACAAAAAATATGAAACTGATGAATATATGTGCAATCTAGTCAGGGTTGAACGGTTCAAAAAAGGTTTGGCTAACGATATAAAAGATGCGTACACAGCACGAGACTTTAAAGAAGTGTTGAATAAGACGTTTTACCTTTGTGCAATGGCAAGCGACATGGAAGCCGAAAGCGTTGATGTCGCAAGTTTAGGTAGAGCAATGCTTTGTCAAGAGCTTGCTGGTGCGACACAAAGCAAAGATTTGATCGAAGTGGCGAAAAGAATTACCGAGGTTGCAAAAAACGATTCGGAACAAAAAAACGAAAAAACACCAGACAAAAACACTCCATTGAAGCCATTGTTCATTTATGGCCAAAATGGCGATGTATTCGGATACTGTCAAGCCTGCTATCCGTCGAATCAGGTGCTTTTGCGTCCAGGACAACTGTTTTGTTGGCACTGTGGGCAGAGGCAGGACTGGGATTGTCATGAGGGGCCTAAATGAAAAGAGATTGGGACTTGGTCAGGGAGATTCTCGAAAAAGTCGAGGATGGATCCTTGCAAACGTATCTTTCCAAAGAGAATTTTATCAAATCGCGGCGTAAAACCCCTGCCTTTAGGCATGGGGATATAAGTCGCGTCCTTTCATCTTGCATTAGACACCTCCGTGTGGTATAATAATTGCATGGACTATAAGAGTAATACGGTAGGGCGGGACACGTCCGAACCTATACGCCCACGGAGAGTATGTAAGCCTTGATTTTTTCAAGCGGCACTCGTTGAAATGGGAATCCCCCGGATTCATCCGTGGGGAGTGTCAAGGCAAGAAAACGATGCGAAATGGGAATATGTGATACCAGAAACATTAGGAAATAACTTCCGAGATGCAGTTTGTTCTGGATGGCATCCGGAAGGTAAAACAGCGAAATGAAAAATAGTTGACCGTGCAAAAAAAACGATGCATAATACGTGTTAATTTCCAAAATGGATGAGTTCATCCATAAAACAAAGCCTCCGATTTACGGGGGCTTTTTTTGTTGACATGGCAAACGAAAACAACTTGAATCCGCCCATTCGAAGCGCGAGGGAAGCGCGAGAAAAAGGCCAAAAAGGCGGGATTGCATCCGGTGAAGCACGACGCGAGAAGAAGACAATTCGCGAAACATTGGAAATGATGCTGGCCGGCCAAATGCCGGATGGAGCGACAAGACGGGATGCTATTGTGACAGCACTCCTTGAAAAAGCGTTATCTGGTGATGTACGCGCATTTGAAGCAATCCGGGACAGTGTCGGCGAAAAGCCAACAGAAAAAATGAACGTATCCACAGCAGGTGGTGTGGTGTTCCCGACAAGCATTTTATTGGTAGCAGGTGAGCCAGGCAAAAATACAGATACCCCCGAAGCTGATACCGGTGTTTGACGGGCAAGCTCGATACCGTGGTGCACATGGTGGGCGAGGAAGTGCAAAGACCATGACTTTCGCCAAGATGAGCGCCATTCGCGGATACATGTTCGGTCAGCAGCTTCAAAGCGGCATCATCCTGTGCGGGCGCGAGTTCATGAATTCCCTTGAGGATTCATCAATGGAAGAAGTGAAACAGGCGATCCGTTCAGAGCCGTTTCTGAATGCGTATTACGATATCGGCGAAAAATACATCCGTTCCGTCAACGGCCTGATCGAATACAAGTTTGTTGGTCTTCGCAACAATCTGGACAGTGTGAAGTCGAAAGCTCGCATTCTTATAGCGTGGGTGGACGAAGCTGAAAACGTCTCCGAATCCGCATGGTTGAAGCTGATCCCGACGGTCAGAACGGAAGGCTCTGAAATCTGGGTGACGTGGAACCCCGAGAAAAAGGGAAGTCCTACCGATCTGAGATTCCGGCAGAACAAAATGCCCGATGCACGGATTGCCGAAATGAACTATATGGACAATCCATGGTTTCCGTCCGTGCTGGAAAAAGAACGCCAGAACGACCTGAAGCGTCTGGACGATGCGACTTACCGCTGGATATGGGAAGGGGCCTACCGTGAAAACTCTGCCGCACAAATCTTTGCTGGCAAATACGAAATACATGATTTTGTTGCAGCGTCGAACTGGAACGGCCCGTATCAGGGAATAGACTTCGGTTTTTCAAAAGACCCGACGGCGGCGATTCGGTGCTGGATACATAACGAATGCCTGTGGATTGAACATGAGGCCTTCAAGGTAGGGTTAGAGCTTGATCAGACGACAGATTTCATTGCTGCACGCATTCCACGTTTCAGTCAGTACGTTACGCGAGCAGATTCTGCACGACCGGAATCCATTTCTTACTTGAAGCGTCATGGATTGCCCAGAATTGCTCCGGCAGAAAAGGGCAGGGGATCTGTAGAAGATGGTATATCGTTCATCAAATCTTTCAGGAAAATATACATCCACCCACGATGCAGGGAAGTCATCAATGAATTCCGGTCTTACAGTTACAAGATCGACCGTCTTTCCGGAGATGTGCTTCCGGATGTTGTGGATGCATTCAACCATGGAATTGATGCCCTGCGTTATAGCCTTGAGCCCGTCATGAAAAACAGGCGACCTTTCAACATAAAACTCTGATGCGAAAAACGTTGAAAAAACCTTCCTATCGGCCCTTAAACATTTCGAATTATCTGTTTGAAGACGACAGCATTGACGGAATCATCGACTGGCGCGAAAAACTGAAACCGGCAGAAACCCTCGGGAAACCCGATAAAGATGCACAAATGGCAAACGACGAAGCCTGTGCTTACGCGTGGGGGCTATTGTCTCACTCGCTGGAACTCGGCCAAATGCCAACGACCGCATCGTTTCTGGGCTATCCGGCATTGCAGGATATCGCCCAGAACGGACTGATACGCGCATGCATTGAAACGGTTGCGGACGACATGACCCGCGATTTCGGAAAAATCAAGAGCGAAGAACCTGACAAGGCGGAGATTGTTGTTGCGATGAACAACGCGCTTGAGCAATTCCACATCCGGGATGTCTTGCATGAGGTTGCAGAAAAAGTTGGCTATTTCGGCGGGTGTCTGGTTTACATAGATACAGGCGCAAATGATGCAGAATTGCAAACCCCGCTCAACATGGGCGAATACAGCAATGAATTGCGCAATCTCAAAGCATTCCGGGTAATTGACCCTATCAATGTGTATCCGGGAGCCTACAACAGTGTGGAACCTCTGAAAGCGGATTTTTTCAGGCCGGAACACTGGTATGTCATGGGAAAGCGCGTCCACGCATCAAGGCTTATTCGCTTTGTGGCAAATGAAGTGCCGCAGCTATTGAAGCCGGTTTACAACTTCTTCGGTATCGCACAAGCCCAACTGCTTTGGGACTATGTGATGCATTTTTCGGAGTGCCGTGTCGCCACCGCGAACATCGCCAAGAAATACAGCATGACCGTTTTCAAGACGAACATGTCTGCCACGCTGATGGACGGCGCCGGAACGGATCAGATCAACAATCGTATCCGGTTGATCGCCCGTTATCAGGACAACAACAGCATAACGGCGATAGATAAGGAAAACGAAGACATCGTCAAGATCGAAACGCCGATTGGCGGGTTGACCGATATCACCAAACAGGGACTTGAATTTCTTGCAGCGCTCAATCGCACACCTGCCGTTAAATTGCTGGGTATATCCCCTTCCGGCTTCAATGCCACAGGGGAAAGCGATCTGCGGAATTACAACGACCATATTTCCAGTCAGCAGGAAAAAGTTTTCGGACACGGTCTGAAAACCATCATCGATTGCATCCATGTTTTTCTTTTCGGAAAAACAAACAAGGGGCTGATATTCGAATGGGCAGAGCTCGGCGAAGAAGATCAGGCCGCCATGGCGAACACCCAGAAAGTAAAAGCCGACACGATGGCGGTTTTGTTGGATCGAAGCGTTATCAGCCCGGAAGAAGCGCGTCAGGCTGTCGCATCCGATCCTGACAACCCACTGTCATTTATTGACCCCGCGGACGTCCCTGAAGGCGAGCCTGTGGATTTCGGCGATCTGGATGACGCGGACAAAGCCGGTGAAATCTACTGATGAAAAAAAAGAAGCGAGCGAAGGTCTTGCGTCCCATACTGCCGAATGCGGGGAACAGGGCGTGGTACCGCAAGAAAATCCTCACATTGAACGAGGAGATGCAACGGTCGGTATCGTGGTGGCTCATGTCGGAATTACGCAAGAACGGCAGCGCGGCAGACTTGAATCGCACGATGGAAGAGCTGACACGACGCTGGCAAGACCGATATGAGGAAGAAGCCGCAAGCATCGCAGAAGCGTTTGTGAAACGCGTCAATACCAGCACAGTGAAGTCCATGGAACAGGCCTTCGTTTCCGTTGGATTTGATATCAAATTGCGAAACACACGCGAGGTGAACAATATCCTCAATTCGTTGCGATATACCCAGGTTGACCTGATCCGCAGCATTCCCGCACGAGAACTGGATGCAGTATCTGGCATCGTGCGGCGTGGAGTGCAAGCAGGTAGAGACATCGCCTATATACAGGACGAATTGAAAAAACGCTTTGCCGTAACGAACAACAGAGCGCGAACCATCGCCATAGACCAGAGCAACAAGGCGACACAGGCTATCCGTGAGGCACACGATCTGGCGGCCGGCATTACCGAGGGAATTTGGGATCACGTGCCGGGACGCAAGACATCACGACCGACCCACGTTGCCATGGACGGAAAACGTTTCAAGCTGTATGGGCCTGACAGGGGGCTGTACGACAGTGCGGTAGGAAGAACAGTCATGCCCGGGGAATTGATTTTATGTTTCCCGGGGTTTTCAAATATTGATGGTTTTGTCGGCGTAAATAAGTTGTTCCGGCGTTTCTATTCTGGAAAAGCGTCCCAGATTGTCATGGATAACGGTGTTCGTTTTTATGTGACACCTAATCATCCGGTATTGAGTAGCAATGGGTGGAAGGCTGCGAAGTTCGTTAATAGCGGCGACTATCTTTTCCAGAGACCGCGAGAGTGTGGGCACATCGGAGAACTCAACGGAGACAATGGAATAACCAGCTTTCAAAATTTCTTTGAATCTGTCAAGTTCTTTGGCGTTTCGTCCACGGTACTTGGTGGTGCGCATAGTCATTTCCACGGCGACGTGTCCGATAGCGAAATCGATGTTATAGATATCAACGGCTTTTTGTCGAATGTAAGCTATTCCAGCATCTTTGAGAAAGGAAGAAAATTCGGCTTCTCCAGGTCCGACGTGGGACAGATTTGCCGTTTCCTCTCTCAACCTAGCAGCCTTGCGGAGTTTTTCGGGAGATCGTTTGCTGCCAGCGCACGCGATGTTAGCGGCTTTGGTTTGAAGCTTGCGTTGTTCTACAGTTCTCTTGGTGTTGGCGAGAAGCTGGCTCTCTCGCAACCCTCTGGGTTTGATTCCGGAGACCAACAATCTTCTTCTGATTGCATCTCTGGAAACATTGAACCTAATAGCAATGCTTTGTTCCGTATTTCCTGCCTCATAGAGAGAGACAATCTCTTCCGTAGGGAGAGCTTTTCTATCTGCGGTGAATGCCCGCGGATGATGAAAAAGACCTTTATTTCTAAGATGCCTACCGAGTTTTGCGTTGGAAACGCCGAGGACTTGGGCGGCTTTTTTGATGGTGGTTCCGGAATTTATAAGCCGCAACGCGTCATCAAGAATAGTCTGGTCGATTTTTCTGGGCATGTTTATAACTTGGAAACAAAAAACAATATGTATGGAACAGAAACCATAATAGCGCATAACTGCGCCTGTGGATATAGAGCGGTGCTTCCTGAATTTTTCAGGTGATAAACATGATTATTCAAGACGCGGACAAGTGGATTACAGTAAAGCCGAATGGGGCGGAGAACAAAGGAGCGCACGTCAAGATCGACGGGGAGACCGGCGAGGTGAAGGCCGGAATGGGCGGAAAGTTCACAGGGCAGCGTATTTCTGAAGTTCGCAAAGACTTTACAGGTCCAAAAACACCAAGGGGGTTTCAAAGGCAAAAACCTGATCACAAGACGCCCCAACAAAATCGAACGGCAGAAAACGGAATAAAACGAGATGATCAGGGGCGTCCTGTTGCGCCGAAACGCCCTGTCCTCGTGTCAAACGGATACTGGAACGGCAAGTTCTATTCGAACAACAGGGTTTTCGTTGACGGCAAGCAAGTCAAATTGACGAATGAAGAAGCAGAGGCTCTCAAGAAATGGCAGAAGGAATACGCCCGATTCAAGGAAGAGCGGAAAGAGGACACGAAAACCGCGCCGAAAGCCTATCTGAACGTCAAATATGAGGACAGGAACGCGGCGAAGCAAGCCGGCGCCAAATGGGATCCTGATGCTAAAAAATGGTTTTGGGACAAGCGAAGCGGCGAAATGCCTGAAGCATTGAACCGGTTCTATGGAATACCTCAAACAGCGCCAAAAGCAGAAAGAGTCATTACACAGAAAACAGAAACAGCGAAACCATCATCCATGACTGACCGCGAACTCTCCGCACAAGCCAAACGATATGACAACACGTTCAACGAAGGTGGTGAAGGATACAACCCGTATCGTGTTGAACAAGAAAAAAGAAGCTGGGGTGCGTTACGGCGTTCCAGTGCAGAAAGTGCCTTGAAGTCTTTTCCTGAAATGTATCTGGACAATCTTCCGGGAGCGCGTCAGTTTAATGAAGCGATGAAGCAAGGGAATATCACTAAAGCGGATGAAGTGCTTGCCTCCAATCCGGCTCTTGCGAATTACGCCAAATGGTCGAGCGCTGGGGCAGAAACGGCTTACGGCATGAATCAGCGTAATGCCGCCAGAATGCTTAGAAACGGGAGCAGCTATGAAGAAGCAAGGCAGATTGCCGAGAAATCCGCCTATAACTGGGACAATTCCATGGGAACAACATTGACCTTTGATGCTGCGAGCAAGCGTCGCTTTGATGAAAACGGCTTCATGCACGTTGAATCAAGCCATATCACCAAAGAGCAAGTCGTACCGTATCGCGGGCGAGAAATACCAGGCTGGCAAGAGCGCGGTCTCGATCCGGACAAGATTTATTTCGGTTACCGCCCGTCGGCCGAACTGCAAAAAGCGGTGGACACCTTCAACGGTTTGCCGATCATGCTGATGCATCACACGGTATCCGCCGACGATCCGAAGAAGGAGTATCAGGTCGGTTCCATGGCGACAAACGCCGTATGGCATGACCCCTATGTGGACAATGGAATGATATTCACCGACGCGGTTGGCATTGAGGCCGTCAAAAACGGTACGTGCAGGGAAATCAGCTGCGCATATCAGTATGACCCGGATTTCACGCCGGGTGTTTTCGATGGTACGCCGTATGACTTCGTGATGCGGAATATCAGGGGCAATCATGTTGCCATCGTGGAAGAGGGACGTGCAGGCCCGGATGTGGTCGTGGCAGATTCTTCCGAAAACTTGAAACCAAAAGGAGTAAAACAGCTTATGAGTATTCTCAAAGACTTCTTCCGCGGTGCACAAGACAGTGGCCCGGGCATCGAATCCGCGGAAGTCAATGCAGCACAAACCATTTTGGATTTGCACAAACGCGATACCATTACCGGGGAAATTGTGGATATTACGACAGACGAGGATAAAAACGCTAAGATTCAGGAATTGATCAGCCGGTTTTCCGAAGTGCTGTCTCCGGAAGATTTGAAGAAATTTGAAGATAGCCTTACCGATCTCGCCTATTCCAAAGCAACCGGTGAAAGCGGAATTGCCCGGAAAATGGACGGGGAAGATGACGGGCTGAACACTGCCGAGGCCTACGCTTATGGCGAAAAGAAAGAACGCGAGCGCGAAGAACGGGAGGAAATGCGCGGTGGCGGGGATGCGACTCCTTTGAATACAGCGGAAGCTGTGGCCGCAGGTGAACGTCACGAGCGAGAAAAACTCATGCGCGAACACATGCGCGAACGGGCAGAAGATGCCTTGAAAAAATGCGGCATGGATGCCGAGCCGGATGCCGTGAAAGAAGCTTTCGCCAAAGGGTTCGCTTGGGGAATGCATGATGGCGAAAAGGACATGCGCAATCGCGCCGAACGCGAAAAACTGGATCGGGAACATGAACGGGAAGCGATGGAAAAACGCTATGCGGCGGATTCCGCAGCCCTGATAAAGAAAGTCGAACGATCCATTGCAGCCAAATTCGAGGCGGCAAGAGAAGTGGAAAGCGCTATTGGAGCAGTTCGCCCGCTGGCCTTCGATAGTGCCGACGCTATTTATGGTTACGCACTTGCACAGATGGGACGATCAGGCGTCAACAAAGCGGCGGCTCGCGAAGTGTTCCGAGCCATTGTGGACACGCACAGACAAACGATGGCAATGGACGCAACCCCCTATCAGGACAGGAAATATACCGGGGAGTTCGCGGGATTGAAAAATCTTAAAATCGAAAGGTAAAACATGGCATTGCAATCATACGTAAACAAGAATTACGCTCTGGGCGTGCCGGGTGATATGGTCAACCCCGGTGAAGGACAAAATGTATTTACTCCGGTCAATCCCATAGCAGACGGAGACGTCAATGTCGGTTCATTCGTCTTTCCAGGCGCAGATCCCTATACGATGGCGTCAAACAGTGCGACGGTCGATACGTCAGGAAGTGACACTTATGCCGTTGCAGCAACCCCTTCATCCGGTGATCCTGTAACGGGTAACGTTACCGTCGCCAATGACGGACTGGATATTTCGTTGCAATCAACCGTCGGGGCGATTAACAAAACGGACAGCACCAATACCTCCGCGAACGGGACACTGACGATTCCGGTTGGTGCGGATTTCGAAGGAACCGTTACATTGGGAGGGAAAACCATCGCGACAGTGACGAGCGGATCTGTATCCCCCGGAAGCGATCTGACGGCAACCGGCACGAACAGCACGGTGACGGTTTCCAAGACGGAATATTCGGGAACGGATATCGTTATCACATTCTCGGTTGCCTGGACAGCTCAGGGAACGGGTACGGCCGTCATGGGCTTTGTCGTCCGTGTCCAGATGTATCCCAATTATCTTCTCAATTCGCCGGGCACCTTGACGGTACCGAGTGGCAGCGCCTTGTCGGTTGCGGTAAGAGGCGATTTTTATGCCATCTCCAAAACAGAGGCTACCATCGGACAGAAAGTATTTGCGAGCACGACAGACGGATCCATCAGTACAGGTGCGGCAGGCGGTTCCGTATCGGGTAGCGTCGAGACCGATTTCACAGTGAAACGTGGCGGAGCGGCCGGCGAATTGATCGTAATCGGTAATCAGTAACAGGACAGAAACCACCAGCCCCCTTGAACAGGGGGCTTTTTTTATGGGTGAATAAATGGCACATATTCCATCAATACGCGAAGTCGAGAAATTCGGCTTCAAATTCCCTTATGCCAAAGGGTGGCTAACAAGGCAAAATGTCATGGCAATGGACGCGGCGCTCATTACAACGCCGAACACCACAGTTCCGGCGGCCCTGCTGCAGTATATCTCTCCGGAGGTCATCCCAATTCTGACGGCCAAAAGAGCGTCGACGGCGATACTGGACGAGAAAAAGGTCGGCGACTGGACAACGGCGATCTACCAGTTCCGCACCGAAGAATATACCGGGTCGACCGGTCCGTATTCTGATTATGGAGATGGCCCATCCTCCGGGGTAAACAACGAATGGAACAACCGCGAACAGTACATTTTCCAGACAACAATCACTTACGGTGATCTGGAAGTGGAAATGTCCGCACAGGCTAAAATCGATTTGATTGCAGGAAAACAGCGTGGTGCAGCCGAAATCATCCGAACGGATGCCAACAAATTCTATTTGCTTGGGGTAGCGGGTCGCAAGATTTACGGTCTGTTGAATGAACCGAATCTGCCTCCGGCCATTACCCCGAACAATGTGTCCGGGGCGATTACCTGGCCGGAAAAACTTTCCATCGAAAACGATCTGGGTACTCGTGCGGTCTATAACGATATTCTTAAACTGTTCGGCCAACTCGTATCACAGGCAGGAGACCTGATCGACCAGAATACGGAGATGAAATTGCTGATTTCGCCTGCACGGTCGGTGCAGCTTGCGATGGCCACCAACTTCAATGTTTCGGCCAGCGAAATGATGCAGAAAAACTTCCCGCGTCTGGAAGTCGAAACAGTGCCGCAGCTCTCCAGTGAAACCGCAGGCGAAACCATGATCCTGATGGTCAAACAGTTCATGGGTAACGATACGGCGGATCTGGCGTTTGGCGAAAAAATGCGTCAAGGCAGACTGGTCCCGGAAACTTCCAGCTTCCGGCAGAAGTTTTCTGCGTCGACCTATGGTGCGATCATGAAAAGGCCGTTTGCTTATGCTGTCATGAGTGGTATTTGACGGCGAATTGATTCCTTCCTTTCCCCTCAAGCCCTTTTCGGGTCTTGAGGGTTTTTTATCAGACCGTGCCGTAAAACCTCCTCGTTTACGGCGAGGATATAAGGCACGAACTGCAAAGTAGTTTTGTGTTAGAATGAGCAAGTGTGTCAACGGGGATATGCTCAGGCTTTCCCAATGACGGTACATTGTTCAGGGCAGGACTTGCCCGTAGCGCGTGTGAAGTGAACTGTGCAGTAAGACAGTCAGCAGCA